TTATAGTTCATATTAACTTTAACAGTGTCAGCGAATGGTCTTGTCATATTCTCAGCCATTTGCCATCTTAACATTTTTTCGTGCCCTAGTATTTTAGCTCCTGAGTATAATACTTCAATTGATCTATATGCTTTTTTAAAGTTATCACCATCTGGTGCTTCTATAAATGTATCTTGTTTTTCTAATGCTTTTTCAAGTCCTGATGCAGTTTGCTTTATTTTAAATACTTGGTTAGTAAAAGTTTTGTATTCAAAATATAATACTTGTACTGTATCATCATCATAACGACCACTCCAGTTTCTAGTATAGTTTTGATTACCTGGATACTTTTGTATTTCTTCTAGTTCACTAGGTGTTAACTCAGGAAACTGCTTTTTAAGTTCTGCTAAACTAATAGGTTTTACTTCACCTACGTAATATAAATCTTCAAAGTTAGGATCTTCAGTATATGAATAAACCAAACTTGCTGGATCTACATAATCAACTGTAACACCTTCTGATCTGTTGAAACAAGTTTTAGTAGCTGCAATACCTAATATAGTTAAATCTTGATTTAATCTTCTTCTAGTTAAATCATATTTATTATTAGCTAATATATTGTTAATGACTTCTTCTTCAGCTACTTCAATAGACTCTTTATAATCCATTTGCATATGGAGCTGTAGATCTTCTTCGCTTTCCATTTCTAAACCTTTACCTTGTGATTTAGAAACATCAAGACCTGTCATTTGCTGTATTTGGTTAATAAGATCTTTTTGCATCATATCTCTTTGTAGAGCTTCAGCATAAGCAGTTCTTTTCATTATTGACTCAGGATCTTGAGCATAAGCTTTAATATCATAAGATCTTTGAGACATGCCATTTACAACAATATCTACAAACTTAGGTATAACCGGCACAGGCTTCCAGTCTAAGTTTAAATAAGATAAGTCACCATTAATAGATAATTCGTCTTTATACTTTTGAATAGACTGTTCTCCTCTAGCATATAATCTTAGTCTATGGAAATTATTATAGTTCGTATTAAATCTATCGTACCAACCTCTATCATTTCTAAACCACTCAGATTCAATAGCTCTACCTACTTGTAAGCCGTACTCATAAGAAGCTTTTTCTACATCTGGTACAACCTGATCTGGAAAAGAACTATTGTAATTAGTATTTATCATCTATTTTATTTTTGAATTATAACCCGTGTTATCATATCTTTTAATACCTAAAGCTACAGTTTTTGTTTGTCTTTTGTTAACAGGTGTATACCTATTTTTATTACAAGCCATAATAGCTAAACCTGAGCTTATCGAAGCATCGTGCTTTGTTCTGTTGTTAATATTAAACTTAGCCCAATCTTCTAATGTCTTTTGATGGTACATATCACCGTAACCATCTTCTTTTAGTCCTACATATGTTTCTATGTAAGATTCTATAGCAGCAGCGTGTGCTTGCTTAATGTCTTCACTTGAGTTAGGTATTCCACCTATTTCTTTTTCAGTAGTTGATAGTTTATTCCATACTTTATCAGGACGATTCATAGAATAACCTCTATAACCTCTTCTTTTTAAATAATATAAAAACCTAGGTTTGTTATTTTCAGCAAGTATAGGCATACCATAAAACACCATAGCCATTAATACATCTTCAAAGAATATCTCAGCTGTTTGTGGCCTTGATATATACTCTAAAAAGAAGTGGTTGGGTGGCGCGTCTTCCATTGAAAACTTTGTTAAACCGTGTAAAGCTCCATTAGAACCTTTACCATCAACTGTCCCTGATATATCGTAACTATCTAAGCCAAATGCTCCAATATGTTCATTACCAGGGCGCTTGCCATTATTCTTTAGTATCACTCGATTTTGAAGATTTTTAGGTGGCACCCAGCTTATCTGGAACCTACCTGATCTATTTGGTGTAAATATAACTCTAGTATCTTTAATACCATTTTCCCATTGAAAGCTACCTGTTGTAACAGCTGCTGAATTATTAAGCTCAGCATTAAAATCAATTTGTTCGTATATCTTGGTTAGGTTAAATAAACTATCTTTTGTTTCGTCTCTAAAAGCATGTGCTTCAGTTCTTGGAAATTGTCTGTAATATTCATTTAACCCATCAGGATCATCTCTTAAACCGTCGACTTCGTTTTCCCAGTGCTCGATAACTCCTGTTGTAATTTCATAGCCATCAACTCCTTTGATTGGAGCTTTACCTCTAATGAAGACAGGTAATCCATAAGTATCGATGAATCCTTCGTAGTTCCATTCCATAGGAATGAACAAGCTATAGAGCCCAGAAGATGTTTGTCCGTTTCTATTTCTTTTAGTAACGTCTGAAGCGTTGTATAATTTTTTAAAGTTGTCTCCACCTTTGTCTAAAGCATTTGAGGTTGAGCCCATCATACATTTACCCACAATTCTTGACCCTAGCCTTAATGTAGTTTTTGTAACTCTCCAGTTATTTAATATATTATCAGGTCTTTCCCATTTACCACTTTCATCATGAGCTAATAGCTTTAGCTTTTCACCATCATAAGAGTTATCACCTGTATTTTTCCAGTCAATAGTTGTATCAAGTCCGTCTAGTTCTCTAAGCTGTTCATTCGACTCAAGCTTTCTTCTAGTAAGTTTCGATGCTGGAACTCGATATGCCAATTCAGTTTTCGGCCTGTCCATACCATCTTGAATGGGTTTAAAAAAGAACGGGTAGTTAACTGATATGGGTACAACTTTATCCGTGAACATTTTTTTGGCATCTGCTCCAGACTTGGAAAGTATTCCAAATCTAGCATCGGAAGATATTGTAGCCTGGTTGACAAGCTCTGCGCTTGACATAAAAGAGAATCCAGATCTTCTGTTTTTGAGGTAGCACATACCGTAGCATCTTGCATCTGCTTTACATGCTTCCCAAAATATAAAGAAGAGTCTGTTCGCTTCTCTAAAGTCTGGCGCTCCAATATCGATTTTTGACCATTGCAAGTACATGTAATGAGTGCCAGTAATGTAAGTATTAATACCATTATTGGAAAACCAATACCCTTGTTCTCTTCTTGTAAATTCATCATCAATATAATCGTACCATTTTTCTTTAAATTCAGCTGGATATTCTTCCCAGTCAAATCTACTTTTAATTCTACTTAATTCTTTTGGATATTCTTGTTTTTCCCAGTATTGCTCCGCTTTTTTTTCACTTCGTTTAAACGGTTCATCTGCTGCTGGTAAAGCAATCCTGAGATTCTGTATTTCAATGATTTGTCCAATTTTACCTGTTTTACTTATTACTATAAAATCATAATCAGAGTTATAGCCATACTCCCATTTTTTAAATCTATTGTTTTTAGCTAATATCTTAGGATTTACAACGTCCTTAATTTCTTTCCAAAGGGTTTGCTTATAACTCACTTACTTCTCCCTTCTGCAAAACCTTTAAAAGTTTTTTGTTCTTTAGCTTCTTTAGGTTTTTCATTTAGCATATCTTCTTCTTGTTGAATACGATTAAGTATTTCAAAAGCATCAAATATAGCTAGTTTCTTAGTTGCGGCAGCATTCTTTAATCTATCAGCGCTTACATCGTCGTCTGAGTCAACAATCTTTTCTTTTGCTACCTTAATAAGTTCCTCAACTGCTTTTTGCCCAGCTTGGATTATTTTCTTCTTCGTTTCCTTGGTATTCATGAGCTAAAGCTATATCATTAGATTTCATACAATAAAGTCGTTCACCTTCTATAATAAACTCAAACTCAGAGTTAGGTGTAAACGTAATAAGTGTCCCAGGTGTTATTTTAAGAGCTTCTAAAGCGTTGTTAGCATATTTCACTATACCAACGTTAGGTTGCTCTTTTCTGTTCTCTAAAATGTTTTGGTTTTTAAGTGGTTTTACAAAACAATAATCTAGATGTGGTTTAAGATTATACATATATATTTGTTCTGGTGAAACAAAGTATAAGTCATCCTTAAAAAAGGTTGAAGAGTTTTTTTCTTCACCTCTCATATTATACCATCTTCTAAATATATTGTGATGCACGTAAAGCTCATCTCCTACATTTATTTTAGTAGTATAAGCTGCAGGAGTAGAGACTACTACAGCTTTTTTACTAACGAACCTATGATTTTCAATGCTAGTATTGATAATAAGGTTATTACCATCAACTTGTCGTATATTGTCATACCTATCATCTTGCGGCTTAACAATA